CTTTGCGTGAGCAAGGGCGGCGAAGAGACGGGAGAGAAAAGTCAGGAGGTTCATGTGGTCACGTCCTTTCGGTTTTTGGTAAGATAAAGCGTCCTGTTGGCGGATACCATCTTGAGCATCACACCGTCAATCTTTCCGCTTGCCTTAACCTTGTCCCAGTCGATGCGACCTTGCCAGCGGGAAACGTCCATAATAATATCAGGCATACACTTCCCCCGTAATTTCCTCATATTCCGCTGCGGTCAGGCGGTCGCGGGCTACCAGCATTTGCAGCATGGCTTTGCTCCACATCCCGCTGTCGTAGTTTCTCTTTGCCATATAGTAGCCGTTGCTGTGCTCAGTCATGATATGCGCCCTCCTGTTCTGCGGTATCCTCTACCGGCACGCCCTCCAACAGGCAGAGAAACTCCACCTTTGCTACGGCGTTGGCAAGGTCTGCCGCATGGTTCTCGGTCTCAGTGGCTGTCTTAATGCTGCCGGGTGCTTGAATGATCTGCATAAGTACCTCCTTATACCATTCCCACGATTTTACAAGCCGGGGCATAGCGAAACGCGCCGGCTGTGTAAAAGTTGTCGATATAGCCAATGGCGTTCACGTCGAAAACTTTGTCGCCGGTGCCGGGATTCACAGAGCGCAGATACACATGGCGGCCTACGGTGCGCTGTTCCAGACTGCGGGTGATGCGCAGCGGGTAGGCCAGCCACAGAGCCTGCGGGGTCTTTGCGCCGGTGCGCTCCTTCCAGTACGGCCAGTAGGTGCCCTCGCCGGACACCTTCGGCAAGCAGTAGATCTCCTGCAGCGAGGGCAGGAAAATCTTGTCATAGGTCACCACAGCGCTGCCGTCATCGGTGACGGCGTTGCCGTAGGTGACCACCTTGGTGCGGGTCAGCGCGTTCTTGAAGTCATCGGAGAATCCAGCGAGGAAGCCGGGCACGGTGTCTGCCTGATCGGGCTTCATGTCCCACTCGTCCTGCGGAGTCCACCACTCTTTTGCGGGCTTGTCGCTGTTGAGGTACTGGCGGCATGCGGACTTATACCACCGGTTGTCGCCGCAGCCAACCGGATGCAAGCCGTTCAGCTTGCCGTTGGGCTTAGCAAGGAAGATGCCGAGGTTCGTACCAGCGCTGCCAGCAGAGACGTTGCAGGTCTCCAGAAGAGAGCTCTTTTGCCGGTCTTTGTAGACATACACTTTCCAGCTGGATGGAGCTGTATCCGGAGCGTTGTAAAAGCCAGTCAGTCGTGCGCCAGCGGGGGCGTTTTTGGTCAGCGTGAACTGATAGACCGTGCCGTTTTTGACGTTGGCGCCCCAGTCAAGACCCATCTTGACGTTATAAGTGCCAGCCACAAGACCAGCCTCCGGCACAACAAAAAACGCCTGATATGCGGAAAACTGCATGTCGTACAGGGTTGCGTAGTGCATCTGCATGGTCAGTGCCTTGAATACGCTGCCGCTCTCAAGCTCTGCGGTATCATCCGGCTGGACGACGTTCCACGGGCAGTCATACGCCTTGCCGTCCTTGTCGGTGTAGGTGTTGACAAGCTGCGTGCCAACCGGGAAAACCAGCGGCGCATTGCCTGCGGCCACAACGGCCTTGATGGCATTGTAGTCCATCTCCTCCACGGGAGTTGTGGCCTGCGCCTTGGCGATGGTGCCAAGGGAGTTGGACATACCAAGCAGGATGGCAGCCATCTGGTCCAGCTTCTGGCCGTTTTTCTTGGCGGTCTCGTCCAGATAGATCGGCTTTGTGATATCAGACATTTACTCCTCACTTTCCGGGACGCCTGCGGTGGTCGTCCCATCGTCGTATGTCATGCAGAGAGCGCCGTCCACAACAGATAGTCCGATGGCCGCCATGGCCTGCTTTGCCGCGTCAGCCTGTTTGCCCGCGTCCTCCGTAAATTTCTGGCAGTATTCGCCCATCTGGGCAATGTCTTCACGCACTTCTTTGCCCAAGACTGCTGTGCGTATCCCATCGATGACCTGCTTAAAAGTTTTTGTCATTTTTTCGCTCCTTTACTGTGCTGACGTTTTGCTTGTAGTGGGTATCGGATTGCCGTTGAGGTATCCCATAGAGCTTAAAGCGATACTGTACGCCATAGACGCTTTGTGGCTGCTGAGGGCCTGCAGGTCTGAGATAGAGTAAAAACTCGTCCCAAACGTAAACTTTTTCTTGTCGGGCGCGTCCAGCGGCTCGACAATTTTGGTCAACACCAACGGTGTATCAATGCCGTGAGGCTTTGAGATAATGCGGGTCTTCTTCATCCAGCTCAGGCGCTCAGTGTTGATACCTGCATCACGCAAATCAATAGCGCTGACCTCAATGCCATCATAGTATCTTAGATTTTTCCGGAGCTCTTCGTTCGCAGCGTCCAGCAGCTTTTGCCTTGTAATCGACTTACCGTCGATGACAATGACCCGGGTGATAATACCATAGAAGCTCTGTGCCGCTCTGTCGTCGGCCTGCTCCTGGATGGTCTTGGTACTCTTAAAAATCCACCAGCCTTTTTTCTGGAAGCCTACCGCGATGACCCGGGTGACGATGTTATCGGCCTTGACATAGTTATTGAGGTCCAGCATATTTACGCCAAACTCGATCGTCTGCGTGTTGCTCTCCGCTACGTCGGCAAGATAGTCCAGATACCGCGTTTTACCGTCGTCTGAGTACCGCACGACAAGGTAGCCGCCGTACACGTCCGTCAGCTCGGATTGCAGGATGTCCCACGTGGTGCCGAAGTTCTTGCCATCACCAAAATCGAGGGCCTCGTTGGTCGAGGCGTCGAAGTCGTGCAGATAGTAACCCGTGCAGACCGACCATCTTCCCGTACTGGGATTGTAGAGCTGAATCGCTCCATCATCGGTCAGCCTCCAGCCCGCCAGCGGGGTGGTGTCGACGGTGTAGATGTATTTCGAATCTTTCTGCACAGTACTCAGTGAATAGAAATTGCCATTTTTGTAGGCCACGTTTCGCTCCACTGTATACGTCGTGACATAGGAAGGGCTGCTAGGGTCACGGCCATCATTGGAGACAATGCGTATCACACTGCCTCCGTTAATGTACCCAGCTGGGAGATCATAGTCTCTTGATGTATCGCATAGCCATCTTCCGTCAGCGTCCTCTAGCCAATAGTCGACTTCGTCGTCGCTGTCTCTATGGTATTTTGCTACGCACCCGCGCATGTAGACCGTCTTAAAGGGCTCCTGCGGTCCTTCTGCAAAAACAGTGACATCGCCCACCGTAAAGGCTTTGTATTTGTCGGTCTGGCTGTTGTGATTGCGGATGACATTTTCCAAAAATTCCCGGATGCTGATATTTGGGTACCGATAAGGGGTGATCGCGGTATCATTGAGATACGCGAGCTCACCCTCACAGTACACTTTTTGTCTCAGATAAAAATCCATGTCGTGGCTCATGACCCGCCCGTGCCAGATGGGCGTGCCATCCTGCTCCACCTCCACAATGGTCTTGAGCTTTTGCAGCGCCGAGTGGGCAACATTGCCCAGCGGGAGCGTAAACTCAAAACTGCCAGCCTTACCGGCCTCACGGGTGAGAGTCGGGGAGATGAGCAGCGTAGCCGTAGTGCGCAGGTCTTCGCCAGTCGGGTCATAGATGCAGGCTTTGGTGTCCCATACGCCTACGGCGGTCTGGGTGCCTGCATAGACTTTGTAACTCACAGACTTTTTACCTCCGTTGCCGTATCATAAATAGTGTCTGTCTCAAAGTTAAAGGTGTCCCACTCCCAGTCAGCGCCCGCCTCAGCGGTGAGGTTGACTTTGTATGGGTTGCAGATGCCAGAGATGGTAAAGACATTCTCCCACCGGTCGCGGCTCTGGGGGGTCACTGTCCAGTAGCCCTCCCAGTACCACGACGGGTCATCATCAAAGATGCAGCGCAGCCACTGTCCCTGCAAAGCGTTTTCGAGGGCGCTCTGGATGCTGGGCCAAAGCTTTTTTGGCTTGACACACTTGAGGGTGATGGTTATCTTACGCTGGGTGTAATGGACTTTGCCGTCCAGAGATTTGGAGAGGTCCAGAATACGGTCGCTAAACGGCACCTTTATGAGTAGGCTCTGGTCCGGTTCTGCCGGGCCGACGGTCGTACCGCCCACCATGATGTAAAGCCCCCAGTCCTTGAGGGTGTGGTAATCGCCCAGCTGGACGCCTTGTAAAGCTGCCATTTAACCACCTCTTGCTTTCCGGGCCGCGCGGATGCCCAAATCTCCATCAATGCCATTGGTGAGTGTCGGCTGCATTGCACCCGCAAGAGCCTGCACACCGTTAGCGTCGATGACCAGCGTACCGGTGCCGATAGCCGGGAGGTGCTCATCCAGCGAGTTGGAGATCCGCTGCAATACGCTGAGCTGCTGCTTGCCGGTGGTGTCCTGCTGACTGCCAGCAAACGGCGACGCGGTGACGCTGCTGTAGCGGTTAAGCTGGTCGGCGCGGGCAGAAAACTCCGCCAGAGAGTCATACACCGGCGTTGTGCCGTAGGGGCTCTTGTAGTTGTTGGTGACGTCGTTATCACGGCTGCTGCGCCACTTGGCAAACGCCGCTCCGCCCACAAGGGCCGTCAGGCCGAGGATAGCGGCCACCACGGGGTTTGCTATGATAAAGCCCACAATGCCGCTGAGAGCTTTTGTAATGCCGCCCGCCATGCCCGAAAAGTTTCCGGCGATGCCCGCCAGCTTGGCGCCCATGCCGCCGGACTCGCCCAGCCCGTTTATGACCTGATAGAGGCCCTGCACGGCCACTTTTGCGTCGTTGGCGTCCGAGGTAATGCCATCGGTGAGCAGCTTGTGGAGCGTATCTTTCAGGCCGCTCATACCGCCGCCGGAATAGCTGTCGTTGATAGCAGTGAGGGCGTCCAAAAACCATTTGGAGATGATGTTGCGCTGCTCTTGCGTGACCTCGCCCCAAATCAGCTTTGCAAAGTCGGTGGCAAGGCTCGTCCAGTTGCCGTTTTTGAGGTCGGTGAGCACACTTTGGAGCGTCCCCATGATGCCGTTTTGCCATTTGGTCTTGGCCTCGCTGAGATTTTTGTCAATACGAGACTGCATCTCAGAGACAGACAAAACCACCTTGTCGCAGGTCTGGTTGACCGTGGTGGTGATTTTGCCATCGGCATCGGTCACATTTTTTGTGACCTTTCTAATGGTCTTTTCGACGCCGTCCACTACCTCAGTCCACGAGTCGGTGATAGTCTGCACTGTCTCTTTGGTGGTGCCTTTGAGCTGCTTAGTGGTGCCGTCATAGACGTTGTAGGTGTTGTCGGCAGTCTCTGTTACGCGCTGGATGCTGCCAACGATGTTGCCAGTACCAGCAAGTATTTCCTGCGAGGTCTCCTTGATGGTATCGGCCAGCTTTTTGGTATCGGCGGCGACGTGCTTTTGGGTTGGAGTCTTGGTCTTGGGTTTGGTCGTGGTGGGCGAAGTGGTAATAGAGCTTTTGCTTTTGCCAGAAGGCTTTGCAGGCACCCAGCCGTCATTCTCGTCCCACACCATCCCAGCGTGAGATTCATCCCAGTCCTCTTTCCCCTGTTTTGTTGTCTGGTCAGCGTTAAATGCATTCCAGTACACAGCATCCCAGTCGCCACTAAAAAGCGAAATTTCGCCTTTTCTGAAGGAATCGGCAACAGCTTTCAGGCCCACAAGCGAGGACTTTGCCTTGTCGATCACACCGGAAAGTCCGGTTATCTCTCCGATAAGGCCCGTCCATCCGTCGGTTTTGTAGGCCTCCTGCGCGGCCACAGTCATATCATTAAGATTTGAGATGACCATGCCGATGCCGTTGGACAAATCGCCGGTCATAAGGCCGGCCAACTGGCTCACGTTATCTTTCAGGGTTGACACACGGCCATTCATGGTCTGGCTTTGGGTGTCCATTGCGTTGTAATATCGCCCGCCCTCTTCGCTGGCCGCAATAAGGGCCTCAGAAAGCAGGTCGTAGCTGACGGTCATGCTCTGGACATCCTGCACCGATTTGCCGGTGTAGTCGGCCAAAACCTGATAGATATTGATGCCGGCATAGGCAAATTGCTTGATGTCGATAGCGGACGCTTTGCCCACGTTGGCAATCTGCTGCAAGTTTGCCGCCATGCGGGACAGCTCTGCATTGCCACCGCCTGCAGCCGAAACAGCATCGCCCAGCGCCATGATGACCTTGCGGGAGTAGCCCGCGTTTTCACCGGCGCTGATAAGCAGCTGGTTTGCCTGTGTCAGGCTCGCCACATCAAAGGGGGTGCGGGCGGCGTCCTCCTGAATGGCTTTCATGGCCTCGTTCGCGGCCTCTGCGCTGCCCAGCATATTGGTAAAGCCGGTGGTGTATTTTTCGATCTGGGCGTTGTATTCGATGCCTGTCTGGACAAATCCCACAGCAACATCAAGCGCTTTGCTTGCCAAAGTGGTCAAAACATTGCCCAGAATCTGCCCTTTTGCAATAGAGCCTGCAAGGCCGCTTTCGGTATTTCGGGTCGAGTCACCGAAGTTTTTCATGTAGGTGCTGGCATTGTTCAGCGCCTGCTGTACCTCGGCCAAATGCGTACGCTCGGCTTGCAGCTGAGTCAAAAGAGCTCTGGTCTCTTTCGACGTCTCACCGGTGGCTTTGGCCTGCTCATTGTACTTTTGAGCGGTCTCATTGACCCGCTTTTGCAGGTCTGTGTACTCTTTGGTGAGAGACGCCACCATTGTCTTTGTGGAGGCTTTGGTCTGCTCAATGCTCTGCTGATACGCCGACGTATCAAGGCCGACTGTAGCCATCAATTCAAAGAGCTTCAGGTTTCTTCACCTCCATTCAAGCCATTTTTGATTCTCTGTATCACTTCTTCGGCGCTTTGCTGTGGCTCTGAGGGGCGGGGGGCGATGATTCCCGCCACCCGGTCAGCCCAGCGCTCTTCTACTCCTGCAAAGCTTGCCAGCGTGTCCGTCATGTATGCCCGGTAGCTCAAAGCAATAGCCTCTTGCCGCCGGGTGTTCATGATGTGCTGGACGATGTAGGGCTTGCCGATGAGCCGCAGCATATCGAGCCGAATGGACGAAGTCAGGCGCCGATACTCGTCTGGCCCAGCTTCACAAACGATAACAAAAAATCCAGCACGTCCTTGTCCTCGATGGTGGCAGTGATAACGCGCAGGGTCTTGAACGGCGTCATGGTCTCTGGCTTGCCGTCCTTATCCACGTCTGGCTCATAGAGCAGCGGAAGCAGCTTGGCGGTAGCCTCGGCGTTGTCGAACAGCAGGCTTTTTGCCATTGCCTTGAGGTTTTTTCGGCTCTGTTCTTCCCTCTTCTGCTTCTTTTCCTCTTCGGTCTCGCTGCCGTTGAAAACCGGCATGACCTTGCGCAGCTCCATGACTTTGGTCTTGGTCAGCAGGTCAGACACCGCGTCAGCGATGAGCCAGCAGCGCCGCAGGAACTCGGTCTCGTCCATCTGGTTCAGAGTTTTCATGTTGTAACCTCCTTATGCTGCGGCCTTGGGGCTGTAGTACCACTCCATAGGCACCACGTCACTGCCCAGACGGGGGCAGCCGGTCAGGGTGACTGCAATGTTGCCCTTGCCATTGTCGGTCGTCTTCAGGGTCAAACCGCCGGTGGACAGTGCATTCATCAGCCGGACTGCAACCATACCGCCATCCAGCGTGTCTCCAACCCACCAGATGTCCTTAAAGTCACCGGTGCTTTCATTGGGATCCAGTGTCATGCGGGGCGTGACCTTCTTGTCACTCACATCCGCAGCGCCCAGCGCCAACTTGATAACGTCCGTTGTGGCATTCAGGGCCGTAAAGGCCAGCGTGCAATCGTAGTCCTCGATCTGCATCAGCTCTGCGGTGTTCTTCTGGGCGTTGTCCACGTCCGCGCCCAGATCGGTGAAGTTTGCCTTGCAGGTCGCGGTGATGCCGCCGGTCGTAGCAGTGATAATGTCTGCGTCCTGAACTTCGGTCTCGCCGGTTACATCAAACTTGTTGACCACGATGCCTGCGTTGAACTGCATGGATTCGAACGCTTTCTGCGAAATTTTGGAAAATTTTCTTGCCATATTGCTCCTTTACTCACGGTATAAACCGTGTGAGTTCAAAATTGAGGTATTCGCACAAATAACCCTCGGGCGGGTTGTCGAGCGGCTGCGCCCACGGTGATCCTGTGCGCAAAAGAATAGCGCCGCCCTCGCATTCGACGGTCAAGCCATCTGCGAGGGCTGTGCTTATCTTGTCTTCGGTCTGTAAAATAGGCGTCCGGCCTTTGGCACTCGGGTACCAAAGCCGGGCGTGGAAGGATGTCGTTTCGTTCCACCCGCCGGGGATGGTGGGCTTGTAGGTCAGATAGGGCAGTGAAGCGGCAGGAG